CGGGCCTCGGCCCGGACCCCCATCGCCGCGTTGGATGCGCGTCTCGCGCGGCGATCTCGGGAGGCGGCGGCTCTGGGCGTGCCGCCGCCTCAATCCGCCTCATCCCGAGCCAACGCCCCCGAGAGACGCCCCCCATGACCGCCTTCTCGACCCTGCAGGATCTGATCGACCGGCATCCCGAGCAGCTCACCATCCTGGCGGCCGACGAGACCACCGGTACGCGCGACGATGTCCGCGTCGCCCGGGCGATCGAGGATGCCGGCGCCGAGATGACCGGCATCCTGCTCGGCCGCTATTCGGCCGCCGATCTCGACCGGCTCGACGCCACCTCCGAGGCGATCCTGCGCGTCTACTGCATGGATATCGCGCTCTACCGGATCAGCCTGTCCTTCGCCCGCACCTCCGAGGCGCTGAAGGAGCGCTACGAGGCCTCGATCGCCCGGCTCAAGGACATCGCCAAGGGCGCCGGCGGCCTGGTCGTGCTGGGCACCGGCGGCGCGGCCCCCGGTTCCGAGGCCGGCGAAGGCGCCACCACGCCCAACGGCGTGATGATCTCGGCGCCCGAGCGGATGTTCACCCGCGAGAGGATGTGGTGATGGGGAGGATGTTGTGATGACGGGCGTCTCGATCACCATCGACCTGACCGGCATCGACCAGGCCCTGACCGCCCTGTCGCGCCTGGTCTCCGGGGTCGGCGACGAGGACATGATGTCGGCGATCGGCGCGATCGGCGAGAGCCAGACCCGCCGGCGCATCCAGTCGGAGAAGACCGGACCGGACGGCCAGGCCTGGCCGCCCAACCGGGAAGGCACCTCGATCCTGCTGAAGTCCGGCCAACACCTGCTCGGCTCGATCGCCTGGACGGCGTCAGCGACCCATGCCGAATGGGGCGCGTCTTGGGAGTTCGCCCATGTCCACCAGTTCGGCGCGACCATCGTGCCGAAGCACGCCAAGCAACTGAGCTTCGTCGTCGGCGGCCGGCGGGTGAACGCCAAGAAGGTCACCATCCCGCCGCGGCCCTTCATCGGGCTATCCGACGACAACGCCCGCCAGCTCTTGCAGATCGTCATCGACCATTTCGGGAAGCTGCTGTCATGACGCCCGTGAGCCTCGCCGACCTGATCGCCGACGATCCGCTCGGCACGCTCAAGGCCGCGATCGTCGCCCGGTTGGCCGAACTGATCACCGGCATCGCGGTCGCCTCGCATCCGGGCCGGCTCGACATCTCGGAGGTCACCGAGCGCGCCATCGTGCAGGCGCCGGGCATCGCGGTCGGCTGGAGCCGGATCCGGGGCGCCGAGATGCTCGACGGGTCGGTGCATCTGCCCATCGACTGGGTCGCCTATCTGGTGGTCGCCGACAAGGCGATCGGCGACCGCGCGGTCGACCGCGAGCGGATCGGCCTGGCGCTCGGCCGGCGGCTCCTGCAAATCCTGTCCGACCGCAACGTGGCGACCTGGGGGCTCACCGGCGTGACGCCGCCGGCGGTCGATCCCGGCCCGGAATTCCGGCCGCTGTTCACGGTCTCGGACGCCGCCAAGGGCGCGGCCTATTACGCGGTCACCTGGAGCCAGAGCCTGATCGACCAGGGCACCGGCCTGTTCGACGGCCCGGATCCGCTCGTGTCCGAGGTGGTCGACGCCGACGGCCGACCGGCGATCGACTTCGACTTCGGCGAGGGCGTCGCCCCGCCGCCGGAAGTGCTCGCCCTGTTCGAGCTGGAGGGCTGACCGATGGACCTGGTCGCCTCCGAACTCCGCCGTCTCCGCCGCCAGGTGGTCGACCTCAACCGGCGCCTGGCGCTCGCCCGCGTGCCCGGCACGATCGAGGAGATCGACACGGGCAAGCGGATGGTCCGGGTCAAGATCGGCGAGGATGCCGAGGGCCAGCCGATCCTGTCGCCCTGGGTGCGCTGGGAGGAGCAGGCCGGCAACGCTCTGCTCAAAGTCCATGTCCCGCCGGTGAAGGGCGCCCGCGTGAACCTGGAGTCCCCGTCCGGCACGATCGGCGAGGGCTCGGTCGCGAGCTGGTCGACCTATCACGACAGCAATGCCGCGCCGTCGCAGTCCGACGATACGGCGATGCTCGCGGCCGGATCGAGCCAGATCGAGATGAAGGACGGCGAGCTGACAATCCGCACCGCCTCAAAGCTCACGCTCGATGTCGGCGGCATGGCCCTGGAGATCTCGCCCGACGAGATCAAGGCCGGCAAGACCTTCCGCGCCAAGAACGGATCCCGGCCGGCCCATTACGTGGGCGGCGTCGACGACGACGGCGATCTGGCCCTCGACGGCAATGCCGACATGCTCATCTGAGGAGAGACCGATGCAGTACCGCGTGACGACGAAGGCCGGCCCGAAGGTCGCCGGCCGCACTGCCAGCCCCGGCGAGGTGCTCGATCTGACCGAGCCGGAGGCCCGTTACGAGCTGATGGCCGGCACCATCGTGCCGGTGGCCGATGCTACCGTTCCGGTTGCCGGATCTGCAGCGGATCCGACGCCGCCGCCGGCGGCGGCCGATGCCCCTGAAGCGACCCTCAAGCCGTCTTCGAAGCGCCGTTAAAGAGGCATCCCGTGCAGGCGATCCGCTACCGGACCGGTCTCGACCGCAGCACATTCCGCCCGCTGACCGGCTGGGCGCATGTGCAGCAGTCGATCGCCGTCATCTGGACCACGCGTCTCCTGACACGCGTGATGCGGCTCTCGTTCGGCTCGGACGTGCGCTCCTGGCTCGCCGAGGATCTGACGCCCGAAACCGCGATCGGCATCTATGACGAGCTGGTCACGGCCGTGCACACCCACGAGCCGGAATACCGGATCCGCGACCTGCAGTTCGTCTTGCTCAGCCGCGAGGGCGGCCTCGGCCTGAAGCACGGCGGCATCTATTACCCCGAGGGTCGCCTCGGCAACTACACGATCGCCCAGCCGGTCGCCGCCTCGCTGCCGCTGGCCGCGCGCGAGGGCTGGTACCGGCGCAATGCCGTCCTGGGTGTCGGGGCGACCGGGAGGACGGCCGCATGAGCGCCTGGACTCTGGACGATCTCGCCGGCCTGGCGCGGCCGGCGATCCTCGAAGAGCTGTCGATCGACGCGATCTTCGCCTTGCGCCAGGCCGAGCTGGTCGAGCGGCTGCAGGCGGCCGGGATCGACTATTCGGTCGAGGATCTGGAGACTGATCCGGCCATGATCCTCCTGCAGGAGGGGGCGTTCGAGGAGACGATCCTCCGGGCGCGGGCGAACGACGTGGCCCGGGCGCGGTACCTGTATTATGCCCGCGGGACCGAGGTCGACCATCTCGGCGCCTTCTACGACGTGGTCCGGCTGCCCGGCGAGCCGGACGCGCGCTTCAAACTGCGCATCCGCCTGGCCATCCAGGGCCGCTCGACCGGCGGCACCGAGCCCGGCTACCGGGGCGCGGCGCTCGGCGCCTCGCTGCGGGTGGCCGATGCGCGGGTCTATCGCGACGGCCGGGCGCCGATCATCCATGTCGCGGTGTTCAGCACCGACAACAACGGCGTCGCCGACGCGACCCTGCTCGGCCTGGTCCGGACCGCGCTCGAACAGGCCGACCGGCAGGTGATCAACGACACGATCGACGTGCGGTCGGCCGTGGTCGACGTGGTCCCGGTCGCCGCCGATATCTGGCTCCTGCCGGATGCCGACGTGTCGCTGATCGACACCCTGCGCGACGGCCTGCAGGCCGCCTGGGCGGAGGCCTCGGGCCTCGGCCGGGATCTGACGCGCGCCTGGCTGTCGTCGAAGCTGATGGCCGACGGGGTCGCCAATGTGGTCGTGACCGCACCGGCGGCCGACCTGGTGGTGCCCTTCGACAAGGCGGTCCGGCTCGGCCTGCCGGTGCTGACCTACCGGGGGAGGTCCTATTGACCGCTCACGTCGAGGTCCTGCCCGGCAATGCGACCGACTTCGAGCTGGCGCTCGCGGCCGTGCTCGATCCCCATGCGCGGCTCGCCGATGCGGTCGAGGCGATCCGGGCGGCCGACCAGGCGCCCCCGGTGCCGTTCCTGCCCTTCCGGGTCTGGGAGCTGGGCCTCGGCGAGCTGACGCCCTATGTGCCCAACGTCTTCGCCTTGATCAGCGAGGGCGTGCGCTGGCAGCGGGTCCGGGGCACGCGGGCGGCGATCGACCGGGCGCTGACCTGGCTCGGCTATGCCGGGACGCCAGAATGGCAACCGACCCGCCGGCGCTGGTGGAACGGCGTGCAGCTGGCGCTTGACCGGTTCCGCGATGCCGAGGAGCCCGATCTCGACCGGATCGAGGGCCTCATGGGCCTGTCGCTGCCGTTCCGCAGCGACTTCCTGCGCGGCTTCCGCGGCTACGATGTTCGCGCGGCCGAGACCGGCTGGACGCGGACCTCGGCCTGCATGCTGTCGGACTGGTCCGGCGCCCGGCTGCACGAGGCCGCGATCGCGCCGCACCGGCAGAATGCCTGGGCTCCGAAGTGGAGCTTCGGCCGGGAATGGCTGGTCGACCAGCTCGCCGACGAAGCCGATTTGAATGCGCTCGGCGTCTGGGTCGAGCCGGGCGCCGGCTCGCCGCTCTGGTCGAGCCTGACGGTGCCGTGGGCCGGCGACATCAGCCACTGGACGGACAGCGCGGACGTGATCCGCCGGCGCGCGATCGCGACCGCCCTCGATGGCAGGCGCTGCTGGGTCCGCTTCGAGGACGACGACGGCATCATCGGCCATGCCCGGGCGCGCGTGCGCGGCGTCGCCGCTGCGGTCGGCGGCGAATACCGCGTCGCCGGCCAGGACTGGACCTGCCGGACCGACAGCCCGACCACGGTGCTGGTCTCGACCCTGACCCGCTTCGGAGACGGGGCCGGCCGGACCGCGACCCGCATGGGCCTGTTGTTCGATGCCGAACCGATCCCGCCCCTGAAGCCTGCCATTCCCTGGGCCGGCCCGGTCGACCTGACCGGCGGCACGATGGTGCCGTCCTCGATCGGACCCGGTGCCCTGCCGTGGTTCGACAGTCCGGAGCCCGACCGCCTGGTCGCCGAGACCGCCTGCACCATTCCCTTCGGCCGGACCGTGCGCGAGCAGGTCCGCTTCCTGTTGAGGCTCTGATGCCCTTCGAGCACCCCTCCGGTCTGCCTTCGACCTACGACCGCGCCGCGTCTGGCCCGAACCGCGCGCGCCTCCTGTTCCCGGAAGGCGCCTTCATGCAGGGCGCCGACCTCAACGAGGCCCAGTCGATCATCGAGCGCCGCAGCCGCCGGGTCGGCGACATGGTCGCCCGCGACGGCGACCGGATCGACGGCGCCGGCATCACGGTCGACACGGAGGCCGGCACCGTGTCGCTCGCCGCCGGCCGCATCTATGTCCGCGGCGATGTCCGGCCGGTCGCGGCCGCGACCCTTAACGCCGTGCCGATGACCGGAGAGATCGTCATCGGCGTGCGCCTGGTCACCGTCCTGGTGACCGCCGAGGACGACCCCAGCCTCTACGGTCTGGAGCCGGGCTCGCTCGCCGAGGGCGAACCCGGCGCGGCGCGCCAGGAGGAGACCATCGCCTGGGCGCGGGCGGATGTGGAAGCCGACGGTGACTTCTACGGCGTCTATGTGCTGCGCGACGGCACGGTCATCGACCAGACGCCGCCGCCGTCGCTCTCCGGCGTCAATGCCGCCATCGCCCTCTACGATCGGCAGGCCCACGGGCACTACATCGTCGACGGCTGCGAGGTGACCGCGCTCGGCAAGATCGGCGCCGACTGGGTCTATTCGATCGGCGCCGGCGTCGCCAACATCTCGGGCTTCAAGCGGACCCGCGAGGCATCGCTCCGCCATGCCGAGACCGAGGCCGTCGACCTGCAGGCGATCGCGGCCGAGCCCCGGACCTTCGTCGCCGACGGCGCGGCCATCGCCGTCCTGCAGCCGCCGATCGCCGCGGTGACCGCGGCCGTGGTGGTCAAACAGGTGACCGAGAGCGTCGTCCGTGGCGGCGTCGCCGGCGGCCTGGATCTGCTCGGCCACACCTCGGTGGTGTCGATCCAGTCGGTGACGCAGGGCGCGACCACCTTCGCGGTTGGGACCTACGCGCTCGCCGGGAATTCGATCTCCTGGGCGCCGGCCGGTGCCGAGCCGGCCGCCGCCAGCTCCTACAGCGTGACCTATCGCTACAACGAGGCCGTCACCCCGGACAGCGTGACCCCGGAGACCGTCACCCTGTCGGGCGGCGTGCCGGGCACGACGGCGTTGATCAGCTACACCTCGAAGCTGCCGCGCATCGATCTCCTCTGCCTCGACGAACTCGGCCGGCCGGCCTATGTCAAAGGCCTCTCGGCCCGGTCCGGTGCCGTGCCGCCGATCGCGCCGACCGCCCTCCTGGCGCTCGCCGAGATCCACAACACCTGGCTGACCCGGCCGACCATCCGCAACAACGGGGTCCACAACCTCACCTATGCCGAGCTGCAGCGCATGCTGGCGCGTCTCATCGACGTGATGGCGATGCTCGACCGGGCGGAGTCGGCCCGTGACATCCTGGAGCGCGAGCCGGTCTCCAAGCGCGGCATCTTCACGGACAACTTCCAGGACGACTTCTATCGCGACCAGGGCGAGGCGCAGACCGCGGCCGCCGGCCTCGGCATCCTGCAGCTCGCCGTCGATCCGATCGCCCTGACCATGCTGGTCTCGGAGCCCGTGACCCTCGACCACACCGAGGCGATCGTGCTGCGCCAGGAGGCCCGCACGGGCAGCATGAAGATCAACCCCTACATCAACACCACCCGGATGCCGGCCGCCCTGAAGCTGGAACCGCCGGTCGACTTCTGGGTCGAGCGCGAGACCGCCTGGACATCCTCGACCACGATCGAGTTCGCGTCCGGCGCCTCGACCGCGGCCGCCGGTTCGCTCGGCGAGTCCCTGCGCCGCCGGACCGGGACCACCGGCGCCTCCGCGTCCACGGCGACCGAGGTCGTCGCCCAGCGGACCGAGCGCGCCGAGGTCCTGCGTGAGATCGAGATCGCCTTCGAGATCCGGGGCTTTGCGGCCGGCGAGGCCCTGGCGCTTCTGACCTTCGACGGTGTCGATGTGACCCCGCCCGGGCCGCTCACGGCCGACGCGTTCGGCATCGTCGCCGGCACCTTCGACATCCCGCCGGGGACGCCGGCCGGCTCCAAGCGGGTCCGGGCCGTCGGCTCGGCCGACAGCGCCGCGACCGCACTCTTTGTCGGCGAGGGCACGATCCTGGTCGACGTGCTGCGCCGCGTGACCCTGGTCCCGCGGCAGACGCCGCCGGCGGTCGAGACGACCACCAGCGAAGGCGCCGCGGGCGGCGGCAACGGCGCCGACCCGCTGGCGCAGACCTTCGCGCTCGACCAGGCGCGCATGATCCTCGGCTTCGATGTCGTCTTCACCGTCAAGGGCAACCCGGACCTCGGCGTGCGCCTGCAACTCGCCACCGTCGAGAACGGCATCCCGACCGGCGAGGTGCTCGCCGAGGCCTATGTCGACATGCACAGCGTGGTGCTGAATGTCTGGCACCCGATCCGCTTCGCCGTGCCGGTCTATATCCCCGCCGGCGTCTTCTATGCGCCGGTGCTGATGACCGACGACCCCGACCATGCCGTCGCCATCGCGCGGATCGGCGAGGTCGACACAGTCACCGGCGCCT